GGGGTGAGGGCCCGGGGGTAACGCTCCGGACACCCACTCTGACCAGCCACACTGCGAACGTGCGGGTGGTAGTGCAAGGCCATCACCCGGCCCGTGTTCGCTCCTCAGAAGGGAGCCTCCGGCCTTCGCTACGCTACGGACAGGTAGGTTTAGCAAAATGACACGGACGGTAACCGTGTAGGTATACGGCCCGCCGTATGGACCAAGGGAGAAGGATCATGGAGCACAAGTGCCTGAAGAACGGCAAGCCGACCGGCGCACTCGGGCCCGACCGGCCCTCCTGGGCCGAGCCGGGGGCCGTTACCAAGATTGCTGACGAGAAGCGCTGGGGCCGGGTGGACCTGCTCTGGACCTGCTGCGGGGCCCGGCAGGTGACCTTGCAGGCTGAAGGCCAGGAATGGTTCGAGACCTTGTGCCTGCCCGTGGACGCGCTGGAGAACCCGGTCGGTGCGCACCGGGTCCCGAAGGGTGTCCTGCTGCCGACCCCGTGGCCGAGGGGGCGGTCCTGATGTGGAAGCTGCTGAAGAAGGTGCTGCGCGCGGCCGTGGCGCAGCCGTGGGAGTACGTCGGCGAGGGCGCGCCCCACGACTGGGAGTTCCGGGTCAGCCCGGCCGACGACGGCATGTGCGCGGTCTACAACCCCGTGCACGGCGAGTGGTGGATCTTCAAGGACGTCGTCATCCTCGCCAAGGCCCGGATGAGCGAGATGGACGACCACACCGAGGACTGGCGGCAGTTCCTGAGCGTGGAGGACCCCGACTGATCACCCCGGCCTCGGGGCGCCGTGTCATCATCGTCCCGAGGCCGGATGAGAGGAACAGCATGACCACGGAGTACGTCGACACGCGCATGGTGCCGCTGGCAGACCTGACCCCCTTCCCGGGCAACGCCCGGCGGGGCAACAGGAAGGTGCTGCTGGAGTCGCTGGAGGAGAACGGGCAGTACCGGTCGCTCATCGTCCGGGACACCGATGGTGAGCTGGTCGTCCTCGCGGGCAACAACACCATGGAGGCCCTGGAGGCCCGGGGCGACACCGAGGCCCGGTGCGAGATCGTCCGCTGCGACGACGCCACCGCCCTGCGCGTCAACTTGATCGACAACAAGGCCAACGACGAGGCCACCTACGACGACGAGGCGCGGGCCCGGCTCATCGCGCTGCTGGACGGAGAGCTCAAGGGCACCGGCTACGAGGAGGACGAGGCTGACGCCATACTCGCCCGGTACGAGGAGGAGGAGTTCACCGACGTCGCCGAGCCTGAGGTCGCCGAGTTCAACGACGACGCCGAGGAGCGGCAGGCCCGGGTACGCAGCCACGGCGGTGAAGACTCCAAGACCATGGAGTCCCGGGGCATCCGGGACATCTTCATCCCCCTGCCGGTGGCGCAGGCGGATGAGCTCGGGCGGCTGATCATGGCGTTGCGCGAGACCTGGGGCGCACTGCCGCAGGGCGAGATCCTGCTCAAGGCGGCCCGGGTGGCTCAACTAGTTGTGCAGGGCGGCGTTTACGGGGACGAGGACGTAGTCGACGTGGCAGACACGGTGTTCGAGGCCGAGGACACGGATGCCTGAGCTGACCGAGGGGGCCGACTTCCGCCGGGTGGAGTACCGGCGGGAGGTCTTCCTGCGCTTCTACGAGTGGAGCGTGCGCTACAACAGCTTCCCCGGCGGGGTGCACTACGTGCTGCCGCACATCGCCTCGGCCCTGGAGCTGGACACCGAGGGCCGCTACTGGCTGGCCTGGCTCAACGCCAACACCCAGAACCCGGTGACGTCTCTCCTGCTCCTCCAGGCCGCTCCCCGGCCCCGGGACTGGAAGGCGGCCGTCGACTTCTGGCGCGCCAACTACCGCTCCCTCGACTGGGACACCGACCGCCGGTATCACAAAGCCCGGTTCGAGGACGCGCTCACCGGCTACGCCTCGGCCACGGACTGCTCCTGCACCCTGCCTCAGCACAAGTACTTCCGCTCGGCCGGGGGCGACTGGACCGGCTGGTGGGACCGGGCCCGAGCGCTGCCGACCATGGGCCGCCTGAGCACGTGGAGCTACTTGGAGTACCTGCGCATCCTGCTCGGACCGAGCGTCGTGCCCGATGCGATGGACCTGATGCTGGACGATATCCAGGGCAGCCGGTCGCACCGCAACGGGCTCGCGCTCGTGCTGGGTCAGGATCATCTGATCGTGGACAAGCAGCTTGGCTCGGGGACCACGGACAAGGTCTATGACCAGGACGTGCTCTACAACTTCGGCTGGGCTGCGCATGATCTGTACACCGAGGCGCAGCAGCGTGCCGGAGCCGAGGCCAACCGGCTCTCCCTGGAGTCCGCTCTCTGCACCTACAAGAGCTGGCACAAGCCCAACCGCCGCTACCCGGGCGTCTACAACGACATGCTCTACAACCGGCTGGTCTCGGCCGAGAACCGCTGGGGGCGCCGGTTCGGCGTCATCTGGGACGCGCGCCGGGCCGCGCTCCCCACCCGGCTCCGGCTGGAGGACCAGCCGTACGATCCGGGCCTGAGCCCGGTCAAGCAGAACTGGTATCTGACCACGGGCCAGGTGATCAACATGACGGAGGACTGGTCATGCTTCCGGAACGACTTCGAGGCCAAGGTGCAGGCGCACGAGTTCGGGAAGCGCGCCCGCCCCTGGATCTGAGGAACTGGCTCAGCCCCGTGCAGGACCGGGACGGGCTGATCTACAAGCGCGAGGATCTCTGTACGCTCCCGGCCGGTGTCAACGGAGCCAAGCTGCGCGCCTGCGATCACCTCATCCGCCAGGGCGCCGCCTCGGGCAAGACCCGTATCGTGTCGGCCGCCTCGGTCCTGAGCCCGCAGAACGCCATGGCTGCTGTGCTTGCCGCGCGCTACGGGCTGGCGTGCACGATCGTGCTCGGAGGCACTCACCCGAGTACTGCCTTCCGGCACCGCAGCCCGGCCCTGGCCCGGGAGTACGGGGCGGAGTTCGACTTCATCCGGGTGGGGTACAACCCGGCGCTCCAGCGCAGGGCCGCCGACCTGCTCGCCCTGGACCGGCAGGCCTACTGGCTCCAGTACGGCATCACCACCCCGCCCTCGGCCTCGGCCCGGGAGATGCGCGCCTTCCACCAGATCGCAGCCGACCAGGTGACCAACCTGCCCGACACGGTGCGCACGCTGGTGGTCCCGTTCGGTTCAGGCAACACGGCCGCCGGGGTGCTCATGGGCCTGAACCAGCACCGCCCCCGTGACCTGGAGCGGATCATCCTGGTCGGCATCGGGCCCGACCGCCGGGCTTGGCTGCGGGACCGGTTCGAGTTCATGGGTGTCAGCCTGCCGAGGTACAGGCACCTCGACCTGCACGGCTCGGGCTATGCCACGTACTCCGACCGGATGCCCGGCCAGGCCGACGGCATCGTGCTCCACCCCACCTACGAAGGCAAGGTCGTCCGCTACCTCAACGAGAAGGCGCCCGACTGGTGGGTCCGGCGCGACGGCACCACCTGTCTCTGGATCGTAGGAGGGCCGCTCAAGTGATCGAGTGCACCTGCCCCCGCTGGCCGACCCCGGCCGAGAGCCACCGCCGCGCCTGCCCGATGAAGATCCTGGAGAGCCAGAGGTGATCGGCAAGATCCTGTGCCGACTCGGCCTGCATCACGACGCTACCGATGTCTTCGGTGGCTACTCCCCGACCTGCACCCGATGCGGAGCGCTCACATGACCTATCAGCCGCAGCCCGGCGACATCGGGCTCACCGTCATCACAGGCTGGGGACGGCTCATCCGCCTCGGCCAGTGGCTCAACGGGGACGGCTTCGCCGACTTCGAGCATGCCTTCGTCGTCACCGATCTCGACTCCGGCGGCGCACCCTGGATCGTGGAGGCCATGCCCGGCGGGGCGCAGTACGTGCGCAACTGGCACCCCGCCGACCGCACCGTCTACCTCCGCTGCCCGGCCGAGTACCGGGAGGCGGTAGCCGCCTCGGCCCGGGGGTTCATCGGCGTGCCGTACAGCGTGGCCGACTACTTCTTGCTCGCCGCACACCGGCTGCACATCCCAGCCCCGCACCTGAAGCGCTACATCCGTGACTCGGGCCACATGATCTGCTCCCAGCTCGCCGACACGGCGGCGGCCGAGGGCGGGTGGCACCTGTTCGACGACGGCCGCTGGCACGGGGACGTCACCCCGGGCGATCTCTATCGCCTGTACGTTACACAGCGCGCTCTGCGCATGAAGACCGGAGACGTGTCACGGTGACCCTCGACTCCTTGACCTTGCTCGCCGCTCGGCACCTGGACGAGACAGAGGGCCCGGTACAGGTCGGTCGTGTCCTCACTGCCACAGATCGCTCCGCCATCAACACCCTGCTGCGTTACGTGTCCCGGATGCACAACGGTGCCAGCACGGCGTGCCCCAGGTGCTCGCATCGAGCCCATCCCGGCCGGGAATGCGGCGCCGTGATGCAGGGCATGACCTGTTACTGCGGGAGGACCACGTGATCAACAATCTGCTGTACCTCACGGGCCCGCCCGGCGTCGGCAAGTCCACCGTCGCCCGGGAACTGACCGCCGGGTGGGACCGGACCGTGCTGCGCCACGTGCCCGTGCCGCACTCCCGGCTCAGTCACCCGGCCTCGGGCCGCGTACTCGGGGTGGAGCTGGGCGTGCCCCGTGATCAGTTCCCCGGCACCGACACCCTCGCCATGGACATCGGCCCCCGTGCGCTCCAGTTCCTGCTCGGGCAGTGCGTCCCGTTCGTCCTCGGGGAGGGCTCACGGCTGGCTACGCGCCCGTTCCTGGGCGAGCTGGCCCGGGCGGGCGTGGCCGTCACGCTCGTGCGCCTGACGGCGGACGAGGAGCTTCTCACCGCACGCTGGCAGGCCCGAGGCGCCAAGCAGAACCCCTCCTGGCGCAAGGGCGCCGGGACCCGGGCCGACCGGCTGGCCGACTGGTTCCTCACCCAGACCTCGGAGCACCGTCCCGGCTTCCGCACGTATCTCGATCTCGACGTCACCGAGATGGAACCGGGCGCTGTGGCCGACCGCGTCCGGGACGTGTTCCCCCTCATCGACCTGAGAGAATCAGCAACATGATCAGCGAAGCAGAGGCCAAGGAACACGCCGACCGCCTGGTCCGGCTCACCCTCATGGACGGCACGGTGGTCGAGGGCTACCTGTTCACCCCCGGGTACTCGGGCGTGCGCATCCAGGTGCGCGGGGTAGACCGGCCGTACCGGTTCAGTCAGATCAGGTCGGTGGAGGACCAGTGATCAGCATCCGTACCCGCACCCGGGTTCCGCAGGCCGAGCTGGACCTCAAGGTCGGCAAGGTGCTCGGCCCCGACAGCTACAACGTGCTGCTCACCGGGCCGACCCGCGTCTACCGGCCGAACGGCGCGCTGCTGTGCGTCTACCTGCCGGGCGCGATGAAGGGATTCGTCACCCCGGAGCAGTACGACATCCTCCACGGCCTGCGGTCCATTCGCACCAACAACCGGGGCAACGCCTCCGGCTCTCAGGCCATGCACGTCGGCAACCAGAAGCGCCAGTACTGGATGCACGTCAGCTCCAACATCATCGGCTCGTTCGACCCGGCGGGGAGCTACAAGTTCTGCCGCCTCACCTCCTGGACCGGGCAGAACCTCCCCGCCTGGCAGGCGCTCCAGCCCGCCCTTCAGCGGGTCGGTGAGCAGTTCGCCGAGCACGTGCCCGACAGGTACGAAGCCCAGATGGAGGAGATCCGTCTCACGCACCCGGACTGGGTCGTGCCCGGCACCCCGTTCACCACCGTCACGGTCAACAACACGTACCCGACCGGCATGCACCAGGACAAGGGCGACCTGGACAAGGGCTTCAGCACGATCTTCACCCTGCGCCGGGGCAGCTACACCGGCGGGGTGTTCATGTTCCCGGAGTTCCGCCTCGGGGTGGACCTGCAAGACGGCGACCTCATCCTCATGGACGCGCACCAGTGGCACGCCAACTCGGCCATCACCTGCGCCTGCGACAAACGGATCACCCGGTACTGCGAGGAGTGCGGGGCCGAGCGGATCAGCGTGGTCAGCTACATGAGGACCAACATGGTGCGCTGCGCGAGTGAGGCCGAGGAGATCAAAAGGGCCCAGAATCACCGCGAGAAGTTCAAGGGCGCGGGCCGTTAACGCTCACCGGAGGTAACGATCATGGCGGGTGGGGACTGGCGGGACAATGCCGAGCACGCGGTCGTAGAGGCCCGCAGGTGGAGGGCTGTAACGCTGCACAACCGAGGGCTCACACACCGCATGGTCGCTGAGCAGATGATGGACGACTACCGCGCGACCAGCATGAACCCCGGGGCCCTGACCCTGGAGTCCGTGGCCAACATGGTCGGGGTGGATATCCACCGCGCGCTCAAGTCGTACCGGCAGCGCACGGACACCGGCCTGGAGGAGAAGCTGACGGCGGCCACTCTCCGCCTCAACGAACTCCGCCGCCGCCTGTACGCCGTCATCGTGGCTGATCACTTCGTGCTGTACCAGGGAGAGATCGTCAAGGACGAGGAGGGCCGTCCGCTCAGGGACAACGCCCCCGTCCTCGCCGCCATCGGCCAGCTCCGCGCCCTGGAGGAGCAGCAGGCACGCCTGGAAGGCACCAACGCCCGGGAGAAGATCGACATCGCGCTGGAGCGCCGTGTCGAGTCCGAGGCCACGGACGTGGTGGAGGCGATCCTGGCCGGGTTCAGCGCCGTGCCCGAGCTGGAGCCCGCTGTCCGGCAGCGGGTGCTGGAGGCGGCCGGTGCACACCTGCGCGCCCTGG